AGTAGAAAGAGAATGCAAACTTCTTAGTGTAACTGAATTTTCTCAAGCAAAAGATTCCGCTAGTATAAACTATGCTACAGCTTATAGTCCTGTGTATACATTTGACGATAATAATGATGGGGCTGCTTCTTTGTCAATTTTTCCTGTTTGCAATAATGATGGTCAAACTGGAAGAATATGGTATTTTACATATGCATTAGCTAGTACAGATTTAACAGGCGTTACTACAGCTACTTTAAATGCTAATTATTATATGCCTAGTGAAATTATGAATTGCTTAGTATATAAATCTTGTTCTAATATTTTAACAGCTTATTTAAGTGAACAAGTCCAGGAAGAAGAAGATAGTGAAATTGTTAATTTATTAAATGTACAAATACAAACATTTGACAAATTATATCAACAAGAAATGATTAGATTTATGCCTGACCCACCAAAAGGAAGTGGAGAATAATGACTACTAAAGAGATGATAGAGTTAGTTCAACAACATCATGCTGACATGGGAGAAGTTGAAATAATCAAACTTTTAAACAGAGCTAAGGATGATTTCTGCGCAAAGACAGAAATAGTAAAAGCTAAATATACTGATGTTTCTAGTGGGGAGTCTACCACAACAGCAGATAGAAGGTATTACGATTTATCAAAATACATATTAAAGATTAAAGATGTATGGTTAAATGATGTCAAGATACCTAGAATAATAGGAAAACCAATTATAGATGATGATACATCGGAAAGTGATTAATGGCTAAGAAGAATAGATATTGGTATATAGATACAGTAGATAGCGTTTTAAGAATGGGTATAGTTGAAAAAGCTACTAATGCTGTTACTAAGGACGGCTTTACTAGTTTTTACAAGTCTATAACTGAAGCTAAAGATATTACAATATATGCTATCATAAGAGATACAGACTTGGCAATAAATGCACTAACAGCTACATGGACTCAAATACCTGAGCAATTTCATGAAGTTATTGTAAATAAAGCAATAGCATCAGGTTATAAAAAAGGTAAAGGTTTTAATATAGAAAAGGCACGTTTTTTTGATGAAGAGTATATGACAAGCTTAAAGGAAGCTAAAAAATATGCTAGAAGTAATTATACAACAACAGGCAATATACAGCCTCACGATTTTTAATAGGAGAAAGAAATGGCAATTTTAAATGTAACTCATACAGAGAGTATAACATTAAATAAAACGCAATATGGTGGAACAAATAGTTTTATTATTACAGGAATAAATAATGTGATTAAAAGAGTTATAACAGTTGCAGCAGGTAATGATACTACATTAGCAAGTTTTCATTCAGACCAACACGATGATGACATGACTATAGATGTTGAAAATGTTAAGTATATAAGATTAACTAATCTTGATACTACTAATTTAGTTAATTTAAATTTTCAATTAGATGCAGGAGAAGATGATAGTGCTGCAGATGAATCAGCTAGTTTTCAATTATTAGCTGGACATAGTTTTATAATGGGAGACGCTGATGATTGTATGTCAGTTGATGATGATGCAGCTACTCCAGATTTAACAATGCATCCATTAGAAAGTATCATAGTAGATTCTGGCTCAAATGCAGTTCAAATAGAAATGCTTATAGCAACTGTCTAATATGAAATTAGGAGATTTATTATTACTAAAAGGGCATATTAATAAAAAGCAACTCACTTCTGCTTTAAGTAAGCAGGCTGAAGAAGCTATAACATATAATAGGTCCGTTCCTTTAGGTAAAGTTCTTATAGAAATGGGACATGTAAGCGTAGATGAAATTGCTGAAGTTTTAAATGAACAACAACAAGAGTTAAGTAAAGAAGTAAAAAAGAAAGAGACAAAAGTTATGGCTACAGAAATAGGTGAAGATAGTAAGTTTACATTTGACTTAAAATTTATGGTTACGATAGGAGCTGTTATAGTATCAGCTTGTGCTACATATTTTAGTATACAAGGTTCTATAGGTGAACTTAAATCTAACAATAGTCCTAATAGGTTGGAATATGATTATCTAAAAGATGAGGTTGACCTGATAAAATCAACTGGCGATTTAAAGCTTATAACATATCAGTTAGAAGAATTTAAAGCTACTTTTACAGAGATAAAAGAGCTAGCAGTTAAGTTAACTCCTTTAGCATCTGATTTAAATGAGATTAAAGTAGAGATAGCTAAACTTAAAAATAAGAAAATACCTGAAGTTGATTTGTCAGGTGTAGAACATGAATTAGATATTTTATCAGACAGTATTAAAAGCTTAGAAGAGAGAATTACTAAACTAGAAAATAAAAAAGATGGAGGGAGGTTTTAATGCCAAAAGGAAAAGGAACATATGGTACTAAAAAAGGAAGACCGCCTAAAAAAACAAAAGGCAAGGCTGTTAAAAAGAAAGCTAATAAAAAGAAAGGTAAGTATTAATGCTATATGCAAAAATTATATGTAATTTGGTTGCGTATATTGGTTTACTTTTTGGCGGTTTATTTGATAACTCGACTTTATATGTGTCTGGCAGTATGGGTACGCCCTATGTAAATGGTAATATAGAGTTAGAAGATGATTATAATTATACGGTAGGACTAAGGAAAATAGCTTTATTTCCTTATCAATCTTCAAAGAAATTTTACAAGGGCAATGAATCTGCACTTAGTGATAATGCGCTATTTGGTGCTGTAGATGGCTTAGAATACCTTTTTTCAGCGAGTTCTGTTAGAAATAGGGGTCATGCCTACCTAGACCAAGAATATTGGCTTAAATGGTCAAATAATCGCTTTATAGCTAAATTTAAGTATTTAGAGAAAGAAAGCAGGGATTTACAATTAGCTTATATAGATACAAGAGCTAAGTTTTCTTTAGGTCCTGTGTTCTTATCTTTAGGTACTAATATAATGGGACATCCTGTATATGGACATCCAGCATATGAAGATTACGAAGACCCTTGGTGGTATCTTGCATATGAATATGGCTATACAGATTATTTAGTTCCTTTAAATGATTTAAATGGAAATGATGAAATTGATAGTTATTATTTGTGGGTTGAGACTGACCCAGATACTGAAGAAGGTTTTTGGCAATATTATTACGAAGATGCTAATTACTATTGGGAGAACTCTGACTCCATTGCAGTGGCATATTCTGATGCAGAGTTTTACGAATATCATATGCCAGGAATTATAGAACAATATAATGAAGATAACAAAACTAAAGAATGGCAAGCTGAAGTTAGTATAGTGATAGGCGTAGATTGTTATCTTGGAGGAGAAAAATTTTATTCCCATTTTTGGGTTAATGCATTCCCTTATTCTTATGGTTTGACAGAGAAATCATACAAGGGCGATAGCATGCAATATGACGTTGGAACTCTGGTAGGCGCCAACCTAAGTGAGCGTATTGGGGTATTCATTGAGGGTAGTAAATTAAGTTATTATGGAAGAGAAGAACATAATATTAGCATGGGAGTGAATTATAGATTCTGATGGGAGAATTAGGCGCTTTTTTACTAGGATTTTTAATTGTCTTTGTAGGAGGCCTGATTCTGATTTACGGAGACGAGTTTCCCTTTTAGAGAAGATGGCTCATCCTCCTAGAGATTTTATTGTGTGTGAAGAGTGTAAAAAGAAAGTGGAAGAAAAATAAAATGTTACAAGGAATTATCATTAAAAAAGTATTAGATTTAGTTATGAAACAAATCTTAAAAAAGTTTAATTTGGACAAGATTCAAAGATATGTAGAAGAGCCAAATGAACTCGATAAGAAAGTTAAAAGTCTTGAGAAGAAGCTCAAGAAATTAGAGAAACTAATCAAATAGGAGAAAGACTATGATGACATTTTTAACAGCTAACTGGGAGTGGTTTTTACTAGGATTATATATTCTAGAAAAAGGCATAAAATTAAGTCCATCTAAAAAAGACGACTTAGTTTGGGACATGGTTTTAAAACCAATAGTTGATAAAATAAAAGGTAAGTAGTGTCTGAAGATACTAATAAAATGATATTAGTAGTAGACTTAGTGGACAAGCTAAAAGGTAATCTTGTAGAACAATTAGTTCACAAAAAAGATTTGGCATCTGTATTTAATACTATGCCTAAGGTTTGTCCACATTGTCACTCAGAGGAAATGCACGGTATCGAAATAATGGGAGCTAAAATGGGAGTCCTATTATGGGAATGTGGTGATTGTCAAGATGTTTATCTTAAGTATGACAAAGGTAAAACTGAAAGAGAATTGCAAAGAGCTTCAGGGTATTGGACAAATACTAAAGACTGGGGAAAGGTTCCACGAGCCGAATTTAATTAAAGGCTTTTTGAATGAAAAAGAACAATAAGGGAGTAATAAAAAGAGCTATAGTTACTCCAGACAAGCATGCACCTATACATGATAAAGCAGCAATAAATGTAGTATGCAAAGCAATAGAATTAGTCAAACCTAATATATATGTAGATTTAGGTGACTTAGGAGAGTGGGCTTCTGTATCACATTGGCAATGGAAAAGAAAAAAGAAGCCACCTTTGGAATATATAACACCAAGGGTAGAAGAAGATATAAAAGGAGTAAATGAGTTACTTGACATAATTGATGTCTCTTTAGATAAAGTAGGTTGTAAAGAAAAACACATTTGTGCAGGGAATCATGATGAGTGGTTAGATAGATTCGTAACAGAGCATCCATACTTAGACTATCGATTTGATAAGGTATGTAGATTCAAAGAGAGAGGATACAAATACCATAAAGCAGGAGAGTATCTTAAAATAGGAAAGCTCTATTTTTACCATGGGCACCATTTTGGTGGACAATACCACGCAGCGAATCATCTTAAGAAGTTAGGTGCCAATATAATATATGGCCACCATCATTCCCTGCAACAGGATAGCGTGACTTTTATGGATGGTCCTAGGTCAGCTTGGTCTTTAGGATGTTTAAAAGATATGAGCTCTGAGAAGAATGAATGGCTTGGAGGCAGGCAACATAAATGGGCACATGCTTTTGCGATAGTTGATTACTATAAAGGCGGTAGGTTTACAGTTGATATAGTACAAATAATAGATGGGAGAACAACAGTATGGGGAGAGTTACTAGACGGCAACAAATAGAGGTTCCTAAAGGATACTGGGAATCTTCTATTAAAGTAGATTGGATATATATAAGTGCCTAAAGAAGTACATGAGATAAATAGTTTTAATTTCGGGACTATAACAAGTAAGTCAGAAAGAGATGCTCCTGAAAATGCTGCATCTTATTCTTTAAATTTAGATTCTTTAAATGATGATGGTAAATTAAAAGGAATCCCTGAAGACAGATTAGTAGCTTCCTTATCAACAAACCTTTCATTTGAATCTATTAATTATGGTTTACAATGGGGAGCTAGTGCAATAAGAGTTGCAAATCTATCGATAATCCCTGCACCTTCTCTTACTGGTAAAGGCAGTAGAATAACTTTTAAAGGTACTGCTGGAAAACAAGAGGTTTTAAATTATTCATCCTATTATTTTGACACTAGTCAAATAAAAGATTGCCACGTCAATGCCAGTCACGGAATAGGAGATGCTAGTAATTATCTTAGTGCGACTGCTACAGAAATATTTATAGATGATTTAGATACAAAGCGTCCTGGTTTACTCCAAGAAGGATATGTTATAACTTTAAAGGCTAACACAAACGTAAATACTATTTCCTCTGATGCAGAATGGATGCTTATAACTAGTGTAAATATACCTTCTTCTACAATTACTGTAGAAAGAGGTCATTATGGGACTACTCCTAAATCGATTTTAGGATTAGGTAGCAATACTAATGTATTTAGACTTGATGGATTACATGGTTGGATTAACGTATCAGGATGGCAAACTAATTTTAAAAACAATCACTTAGGTCAAAATCCATGTTTAATAACTGTAGCTGATGCTTCTAGTAGTTCTGCTTATAATTTAATACATGATTCAGCAAATAAATCTATAACTATTACGTCTGATTCTTTGAATAACAACTTAGGAAGTGCAGATAGTTTAGAAGATTTAATAAGAAATGATGATACTATAAGAATTATTACCTCTGCAGGAGTTGTTGTTACTGTGGTAGTAGACTATATGGCAAATGGAGTTATTAATTATTCAAGTATAAGCGATAGTTTATCTAATGTTACGTCTGGAAGCTATTGGATTGATTCTAATAAATTAACAAATGGTAATTTTAAAGCATACTCCACTAGCCCTAACACTCCTTTAGGATGGACAACTGTAAGAACAGGCGACAATAGCAGTATTACATATGATGATGTTTATGCAGCAGATACTAATAGTATAGGGTCACCACAATTATCTTTAACTGGAGGCGTCACAGGTATAAAAGGAAACGAAAGAGGAACAGCTTCAGATGAAGTTCCTTTTTTAATACTTGGTAATTATAGAGACACAAGGTCTGTTATTGATAGTATTACTTTAGAAAGTCCTGTTGGCTGTGACGATAATATAATTGAGTTATCTGATATATCCAACATATCTCAAGGTGATGTTTTAGTTCTTTCCCATGGAGTTGGGGTTACTGTAGATAATATAACTGGAGATGCAGCTGATGTTGTGGATGATAGTCCATACTTAGATAATTATAAAACACCAGGATATAAATATGGAGCTATTAATACTGCTAGTTTTACAGACGAAGACACGATTGAAATAAATGTTCCTTCCTTGTATTTGATAGATGAAATCGAAGCAGATAGAATGCCTGAATATGGTGATGGAGTAAGTTTTAAATTACATTTAGTAGATGGGACTAATCTTGGAGCAGACCCTAGTGGAAACACTGATTACATTTGCATATCAAATCAAGATGCTGATGGGGCGAATGCTTCGGATGAGCAATTAGCTTTAAATATAGTAGGGGCTATAAATGGAACAATCGATGATGTTCAGCAGGTTGTTTATAGTTCAGCAGTAACAGCAGCCTTTGGAACTGGAGTAGCAGGATTACAAGCAAGCATTAATGCTGACACAGCTACTAAAATAGACTTACAGTATCCTGTATATGAAGAGTATGTCAAAGTACATGCTGTTGATGTTTCTCAAGATGCTAGCGGAAATAATGCTGCTGGCTCAATAGCTGTATTTAGAAGACATTTTTCTTCAAATAAAGTTTCTCATAAAGCTGATGCTAGTGTTAAAAAAATTGAAGGAGTTAAGGTATCCCAAACTACTGTAGAAAACAGCATTCAACCTGGGAAAAATTATAGATTAACTTGGTGGGTATCTGATGTTACTAGAGCGTGGCTTCAAGATAATACATTAACTCAAAAATCAATGCTTGACTATCAAATAAAAATAGGCAATGGTTATATATTGGGAAGCACGTTTAGTGCAGATAAAAGTATGGTAGGGGCAAATGGAGAAAACGCATGGCGTAAATCAGATAATGTGATTACTTCTGAAGATTCAAATACAGTATTTTCTGGACGAAGACCTTTTTCTGGAAGTTGTTATGTAACTTTAGATGGAAATAAAGATATAACTGGGGCTGCTTCAAATTACTTTAGTCAAGCTACTATTCCAAATATACAGCAAATACCCGATAATGAAAGACCATTTATGGGTGAGACTATATCAGTAATTCAAGATTCTGGAACAACAGTTAATGGGAATCATACGGTAGGAGATGATGCTGACGAGAATTATACAAATAGTTCTGGAGGAGCTGTTTATACTAATCCCAATAATCTTGGAACAGCATTGATACATATGAATGCTGTTGCTACTACTAATTCTAAAATAAGTATTCCTAAGAACGAAGAACAAGATGTTCAGTATACTGCTTGGGCTTCTGCTCTTGCTGGAGAAAGTGCTTTAAATTCTAATGGTAGCGACCCTAAAAGAAGGTTTTATATAGATTTTGAAGATTTTGTAGGAGTATTAAGAGAACCAATACGTCCTGCAGGTTCATATAATGGAAATGATGTTATTGATACTAACTCACCTACTCTTAATTATACAGGTAAAATACAATTTCATATAAGCGCAGCAGACGGACATTTTGCTTATATTATAGCCAATGGTAATCTGGAAAATCCTCAAAACGGATTGATTGATGGGAGATGGTCTGGTGCACTTTTCGGTCAAATGAGTGATGAAGCTACTCGGAAATATTGGAGTAGTAACAAAATTATATTGGTTCCTAAAGACGGTGCAAACATAGGCTTTTTTCAAACATATCCAACAGCTTATCCTTATGATGGAAGTGGAGGAGAATGGAACTCTACAGGTACTGTTTCTGGGTATGCTGGTGCAGTTTTAAATACAGGGACAGCTTGGGCTAAAAGTTTAAAATTATGTATAGAAATGGCTTTTAATAATTTTAATGGAGATGGTGTTACTAGATTTACGGTCACACGAAGTGGTAGTAAATTATGCATAGAAGATGCTATAGGGGGAGCTATAAATCCAGAATTAAGTAACACAATGGCCGATGGAACTATATACTATCCTAGTGATTATCAGTTAAAATGGCTTGAACCAGGTAAAATGAATTTTACCCCTGTTTTCAATAATCAATCAATGACTTCGCATTATATGCATAATAATAATGGAAGAAGTAATACTATATACTATACTAATATTTTAAATTCAACAGAAAATTCTGGAGGTCCAGGTCATTTTGCTTATTTTAAAAAGGATGGACTTGGTATAAATTTAGGTGGAATAATTGATTCTTCTGGGAATTATGATTCTGATTATGGAGCCAATACAGGAATTGATAATGGTACACGTCTTAATGAATTTACTGTTTGTTACCATAAAGGAAGTAATGCTGGTGAAACTGCTACAAATTTAGATTTAGCTATAGAACATGCAAATGGACAGAACGGAACTCTTACAGGGAATGTAGCTAATACAGATGAATTGACGTTAACGCAAACTGTTCCTTTAGGTGAACTAGCTATAAAGAGTGAAGAATTTTTTGGATTCTCATCTATAGCTGAAATCTTCACTGTACCATTTGGAGGGGCTCCACTTATATCTTCATTTGAGTTTAGAAATGGACAATTATCAGATTATAATGGAGGGGCAAAAACTTTACTTTGGCAAAAATGTCAAGTAGAGTTTACAGTTCCTGAACATTTAGATGCTAATAATTTAACAGTATCATTTAAATCTACTGGTCAAGTTTTAGGGACAAGAAATGTTGATGCAATAGGTGGTAGTGCTACGATTGACAAATATTCTTCTTTATCAGGCTTATGTGGTATATCTTTAAATGAAATAACTGATTTGTATACATATGATGAAGGTAGTACAGATGTATCTTCTTCTGCAATAATAAAAGATTCTGATAATAAAGAAGTCCTTGTATATCATGATAAGTTTTTGCAAAAATTTAAAGCAGTACAAGATTTTGGAGACCCTTTAGATGGTCATGAAAATATAACAATGCCCTTACATCATGATAGTATATTAGAAAAATACCCTTCATTTACTAAAAATAATAGAGAGCTTCATATAGGATTAGGTCCTAATGAGAGGCCATTATGGGCGGGTTTTTTAAATCATAAACAATTTGGAGTAGATTATTTAAATGAATTTGTTTTTGAAGACGGTGTTGTAGCTTCTTATGATAATGAAACAACTGTTACAATGGATAAAATTACTACAGCTGGAGAATGGCACTTCCCTCTTTCTAATTGTTCATATGAAGCTAACAATATAACATTTGCTATGGATTCTACTGCACATGGAATGAGCGTAGGGGATTATGTATCTGTAAGAGCGGTTATAGACCACAAACATCATCTTGACTTAGGAGCAATGACAAGCACTGGTGCCACAGTAAGCTTTGACAGTGATTCAAAATCTGCTAGTTGTTATTATTGTCACCCAGTTTCACATAATGCAAATACTAGCTTAGAAGGAGTTCAAATCATAAATATGACTGAAAGTTCTTTTACTGTGACCTTGCCTAATCCTTGTATATATGCATCAATACAATCAGCAAGATATGCCTATAGAGTAAGGCCTTCATATCATTATGGCATTGCTAGGAATCAAAACTTTCTTTACAGGATAAATTCTAGGACAGGGATGACAGAGAGAGCTTCTCTCTCTTTTCAAGCTCAATCTATTTGTACATCTTATAGTCAAGTTCAAGAACAAGCAGCTAATAGTGGTTCTAAGTTTTTAGGAGGAAGAGTATGGATTGTAGAATCAAATACATCACAAATTCATAGAGTTAATGTAGGAGCAACTTTATTTGATGAGTTAAGTCCCGAGGCAACTGTTTCTCCTAGATGGTGTACTTGGTGGAGTGCAACAGATGGCGAAGGAGAAGTTGTTCAAAAAGATAAGCCTCCTACAGATAGAGGTTATGTCTCTGATGTTGTAGAAACTTGGGGGCTAAAGGGTTCAACTGATGATTTAGAAAATGATTCTGATAGTAGATTATGGGTGCAATTTTACCCTCATTCAGGGAATACATTTGGTGCATTAGATAATTTTTTATACTGTGCAGATAGTGATGGGATAGAAAACGAAAACGTTGAACTTAATTTTTGTAATAGAACAATACCTTTGAATCATACCAATGGACATCAATTTGACCCTCATGATAGACTTGGCATAACTAGAGAAGAATTTAAAGATATAAATTCTAGTCCAGGGGGAGATGCTAATGATGGAAGTATACTTAAAAGCAATATAATTTCAAAAAGAAGGTTAGAACTTACTTCGTTCGATACTGGTTCTAATAGAAATACTTGGTTTAATCCTAATTACTTCCAACATCATTGGAGTCCTGAAGCTGAAGCACATTCTATGGAAATAATATATGCGTCAGAAGGTCCTGAATCATCATGGAAGACATTTGATACAACTGCAGGGTCTGCAGATTATGATATAGCAACATTTTTTAATTATGCAGAAAACATAGGATGGGATGATTCTAATCCTAGCTTTAAAATGGTAAGATATGGATTAATAGGATTGTCTGATAATGATTTTGATGGTGTTATTGATGGGACTGGATTGCCAGTTTCTAGTGCTGCTAATATTAATGTAGGTTTTACAAATGGAACAGACTGCTCTAGTCATGCAGCAGCTGTTTTAATGCAAACAGAATCCTCTTGGATAATGCAAGGTAGCATATGTAATGGTAGATTTAATGGTCATAATAATTATACATTTGAAGATGCAAAAAATAGAAATCAAAACCATCATATGCATCCATCTTTTGATGAAAATTCTCTAGATATGCCTGCAGAATTATTTAAACCTGGGGCTTTCTTTATGGTTTCTTCTGATTTATGGACTAGAGAAGTTGCAGATACTTCTCAATCTTCAATGAGAAATGGTTATTCTCAAGGAGCTACTTTGCAAAATCAAGTTTCTGCTGCTACCAATAATGAGAATAGTTTATTTTTCAATTCTATGGGGACAATAGCTCAAGGAAAATTACATCATTGGTCTTCAGATATATCAGGGGGGCATGATGATACTTTATTAAAAGACAGAATGTATGTTTTAAAAACAAATGAAAAACATCATTTGACTATAGGTGATTCTTTGATATTTGCTCGGCATTCGGATAAATTTAGAAAAAGTCATATTTTTGGACAAGGTGATTTAACTGCTTCAGACCAAAATGAATATGGGATGCCAGCTCCTGTAGTAGGTATTGTGGATGATTATCATTTTCTTATAGATGTAACTATAGGAGGAGCAGGAACTGATACTAATAGAGATACTGGGGGTACTGTTTCTGGGCAATTAAATCAATTATCGCCTCATTGGAAGGTAGGATGTGCTGAATATGATATAGCAAAGTCTGGATATGATGATGGTAGGTACCCTAGTTCAGGAGGTGGTAGATTTTCTGTTAGAGAATTTAAGATTGAAGGAGGTGGATTAACTTTCTTTTCCGATATGTCAAATCTTACTACATCTCGTAGAGGGCATTTTTCTAATGGAGGTAGTGATACAGGGTCTTTTCACGGAACATTAAGCTTTAATACTAGTTTATTAAGCTTTTCTCATGCGAGAATGATAAGACCTCTAGGAGATGGTGATGTAAGCGGAGTTAATAATTTTAATATTAATAATAACATGTCTTTGTCTGTAGTTAATTTACCCAATGAAGTTCCTGGACAAGCAGCAGACCCTCCAGTAAATTTTGGAGATGGACGTGGGACACCTGCGTATGATACTGATAGCCCTAAATTTCTTTTACCTTGCTCTACGAAATTAATTTTATCTGATAAAAATGATTCTAATGGAACTAATATTTATACATTTGATTGGGCTAATTTAATGCCAGATACAACAAGAGCTACTTTTACTGGTGTAGATTATCAGCGGCAAAATGGAACAGATTTACTTGAGGCAAATCTACAATCTACACATAGGAATTGGGGAACTTATCTTATTGGCAATGATAATGCAAGTGGTAATCTTAGGTTATGTCATCCGCACTCAATTAATACTAACTCTGGTCATAGTGACCAGCCTGGTTGTTTTAAGTTATCAAATCCGTTAGCAACCACTCAAACCAACCCTAGTACACAAGATTTGAACTTTATGGTTCCTGGAAGCATACAGCTAGGACAAGGAGGCTGGAACAGTACAAGTGACTTTGATGGCAATGATGTTCAAGGGCAAAAAAGAGCAGTTATTAAACCAGGAAATATCCAAGGATTAGAATGTGATAGTAATGGTTCACTTGGTAAAGCTTCTTTGCTTTCAAATTATTGGCATAATGGCGGTCAGAAAAAAAGTCCATTTTGGAGAAAAGGTGCTTTTGTAGATATGGTTGCTATATGGAGTGTTGTAGACGAATATCAAGAAATTTCTGAGGTAGACCATGGATATAATGACCCTTATGATGAAGAGATTAATAGACCGCAGGCTAATTATAATGTTGGTTATAGCTATGCTAGAAAAATAATAGCTTCATATTCTACCACAGGCACTAGTACTTCTACAAAACTTAGAAGTGGCGGAACTGGCGCTCATAGTTTAACTGATAGTAGAACAGCACAGCATAGTAGTGAAAGCAATAACAACAATCGTATTGACATGAAAGATTCTAGAGTATATTTAAGAACTCATTATCCATTACCAGGAAGACCTATATCTATAGATGATAAAAAAACTGTATCTTTAATAAAAGCTAGAGATGCAGCATTGTGTCCCGTAAGATTGGATTTATCTATGACGCATCATGGAGTAGGATATAAATCTCCTGGCTCTGAGGCATATGTAAGATTAGAACCTGTCCTTGATTTTACTACGGGACAGCAAATGACTGGTCAAATAATTTCAGGTAATTGGACTAATTATCGAGGGCATAATCATACTGCAGATGTATATAGAACTGCTGCATCTGAGAGTGCGAATTTAGATATGAATAATAATTTTGAAGTAGGGGATACTGTTATTATATCTAATGCTTTAAATAATGATGGAAACCCTAATCCTGTAGCTAATGGACAATGGACAATAGAAAGCGTAGACAGCAATGGTGTATTTACCACTGCGCCAAAAGAAAATTGGGATGGAAATACTTTTTGGAATGGAGTGGGAGTTTTACATGGGGCAGGAACCGCTACTAAAGCGACTATGAGAACTTTAAATAAAGGATTAAAAGCAAATCCTTTAATATTAGATGATATATCTGGTTTATCATTATCTAGCACTCTAACGCCATGGCCTACAGTTGTAGAAGGACAACCAGAGCTTTCAAATTATTTGAGTACTGTTTCTGATGTTCACAATAGGTCTCTTATATTAAATCACTTAGGAATAAGTAAAGGAGGCTCTTATGTCTCAGGGAGATTACATCAGAAAATAGGAGATAGTTCTTTTGTAGATATAATAGAGAGCTATGGCCTAGATTGGGATGAACAAAGACCTGGTCTTGGACAAATACAAGCTTCTTCTGGATGGCTGAATGCATCTTCATTGAATGAGGCAAATGGGTTTTTAAATAATATGAATCTTGACAATGATAATGTAACTTCTTTTCTTGCAAAAACAGAAGGAAGTGTTATACCTGTACCTGCATCTTCACCTAATCAAGGGAATGAAAACTTTACTGAATTTGGTGATTATACTTATAAAATTTCTTATGTTTACGACGGTTACCAAGAAGGACCTTTATCTAGTTCTAGTTATTCTATTAATGAAATTGATTCAGGGCAAACATATAGTGACTTTGATGTAACAGTAAAAATATCTAGTCCTAGTAAAAGATTAACTTCTATTTGTTTGTATAGAAAGAATAACGTAAATGATTTATATAGATTAGTAGAGGAGGTTCCAACAGATTCTACCTGGTCTAATGATGGTGAAGAATATGCAAAGGTTATCAGAGATGATGGAGCATTAGGAGCAACTTTTGAGTCAAGAGCAGGTTATTCAGAAGTTTTAACAAATCCATTTGCCCAATATGGAATAACCACTTCATTAAATGGATACCATTTTGTAGCTGATTGTTCTCATCCTCAAATAAAAGATGCTTCTCATATGGTCTTTAGGTCATTGCCTGGTCAATTTGATTTGTTTAATTGGGCTAATGATTACTTTGTATTGCCATCAAAGCCTACAGCTATGGCTAATTTTGCAGGTAGATTGTATGTCTTTGATGCTAATAATACTTATAGAGTTAATCCTCAAACATTAGTAATAGAGGATACTTTTGAAGGTTCTGGATGTGTAGGTTCAAAGAGTATAAAAGTCACTGAATTTGGCATGTTTTATTGTGATAGGAATAATGCTTATTGGCACAAAGGTTCTCATCCTGAAGTTATATCTCAAAATATAAAAGTAGGAGGAGCAACAGATACTTTCACTATATCTGATTTTAGCTGGGTAAAAACTGCAGGTGATAAGAATGCAATGGCTCCTGAATTAATGTTTGACAATAGAAGAAACTCTATGTTGTTCTTTGTTGAGAAACCAGCAGATTCTAAAGTTGACTTTTCTAGATACTATTGTTGGGCTTTTTCTTTATTAGGACAAAGATGGGATTTATGGGAAGTTTCTACAGGACATGATGGAGCTGGAAATTTTGACTCTGTTAAAGTAATTAAACCTTCTAGTTTTATTACAACTGGTAAAGGTAAAACATTTATGACTCAAGGAGATTTCATAGTAGATTACTTAGGAGGCACAGAACTTAGGCAGTGGGAATGGATGTCAAAGAAAATAACAGTATCAGGGCAAAGTCAAAAGAAGGCATGGAAAAATATAAAAATCATAGGCAATGATGATGATATAACATTAGCATCAGCCACTAATCCTAAAGGAGCTATATCAATTTCAGTTGATGGTAATGTTATTGGAAACTCAGATAGAACGTTCACTAAAGACACTCCAGATGGGAAAATAAATATAAAAGGTTCATCTAAAAATGGAAAATACATACAACTTTTAATAACTAAAATGAAATCTAGTATAGATGGAATAGGTATTGTTTTTAGAAGAAAAGGAATTAAATAATGATTGGTAAGTTTAGAAATTTGAAAAAATCTAATTTAAAAGCTCCTAAAGTTAATGAGCCTGAAATACAAAGAGCTATAGAAAAAGTATATGATGATTTAAATAAACTTATAGACGGAGTTAATAATACAAAAGGAAGCGTTACTGAAGAGTATGATGGAGAACCAGGTGATATCAGACTTGTAAAAGCTCAAAAAGGCGTTTATACTTTAGAAGCCAAAGGCGATGAAGGATGGGTAACTGCTGTTCTAAACGGAATACCTATTGCTTATACAGCAATAGGTTCTAGGTCAAGAGAAGTTGGTGCAGACCAAGACTTTACAGGTGCTCAAGGAACTACAGGAGCTACAGGTCCTCAAGGAGCTCAAGGACCACAAGGACCACCAGGAGCTACTGGTGCTCAAGGTGAAGCAGGTTTTAGAGACGCTGATTGGACTAGTCCCTGGACCCCTATAACCTATGATTCAACATATACTATTGACCATAATTTAGGTTTAACTGACGTTCCTAACTCAATGATGTATTGGGTATCTGAAGGGCAAGGCACTTATCCTATCTATGGCCCTTTTTGGAACTTGCATTCTTCGGGAGTAAATGTTTTTTTAATTTCCGAAAATACATTGCAAATAGAAACAGAAAATTCCTATATTGCAGGAGATGGCGGTGCAGGCTCAGGTAGCCCTGATGGATATGAATTTCGAACTGGCTATATAAAACTTATGTTGTGGAGATAAATAAATGTTGCTTTTAAATAACAAATATATGTATATTATAACACAGAATAGGAGAAATTAATGTCTAATTGGGCAGACAGCACAACGTATCAAAATCAATTAAACCAAGGTTTTAAATTTGGCAAATGGATAAATCCTGGTCAAATACAATCAATAATGAAACCTACTCAAGATATTATTAGTAACATAACTAATACTGGGCAAGAATTAATGGACCCTAATTCCTCTATTAATGCTAGATTTAGAAGGATTATGGAACAAAGAGCTTCTCAATCTGCTGCAGAGCAAATGCAGAATGCTAAAAGAATAGCAGCACAAACTGGTATGTCATCAGGTCAAGCTATGATGAACGCTCAAATAGGTCAAAATAGAGCTATGGGTGATGTTAATCAACAATGGCAATCAGGTTTAGATGCTAGGTTTTCTCAAGGATTAGGGGCAATGCAAAGCATGGGTCAAATGCAACAAGGATTAGGCTCAATGTTCTCTAATGCTTATTTGGCTAGATTAAAACAAAATAAAGAAAAAGATTATGCAGCTGCTGCTAAAAGAAACTTAGGAAATGATATGTGGCAATCTATGTTTGGCTTAGGACAATATTAATGGCATTAGATACTAATTTATTAAACTCAATAACTCAAATGGATGCTAGATTTAACCAAGAAGAAATTGCTCGTAGTAGAGCACAGGCAAGACAAATAGGTTCTATTTTAGGGAATATACCTGGCTATGCTAAGCAAAAAAGAATTAATAATTATTGGATGCAAAAAGACATGAGTATGGACCCTACATTTGAAACAGACGCTTTTGGCAATGTTCAATTTGGAGATAATGCTATTAACTTTAAAGTAGGTTCTTTATCTGACGAATGGGAAGTTTATAAAAATAATGTTAGTGGTTTTATGGGAAGTGTTGGTACTGGAGATTATCAACAATTTCAGCAATTATACAATGCTAAATATGCAGATTATGCTAATAAGATAGGTTTTAAGCTACAATCTATGGAAAATAGAGGTATTAGTAAGAAGAAAATAAAACGTCTTATTAATAGTAGTCCTCAGTTTAAAGAAAGTTTAATTAGATTAGATTCTATGTCCCCTGAATCAGGCATAAGTAATTACATAGGACAAGAAGGTTTTCTCCCTACTATGTTTGGAGGAATAAAAGGTGATAGTATGTTTGACCCAACAGCTATGAAAATGAAAGCTGGTTTTGAAGGGGTGAAAGGTTGGAGAGCTGGCCTTAGAGGAAAAGAACTTGCTAAAAATATGTTTGGTCCATCTGCAGAAACTAGAGGCATTGCAAAGAAAGTATGGGCTAAAATGCCTTGGAAACAACCAAAAACAAGTGTAGATATTATAAATAAGAAGCTTGGACTTAACCTTAATACCAAAGGTACTCAAACTAAAGCATCTAAAGGAGCTATGAACACTATTAGAACTTTTATTAAAAAGAATGGTCTTAAAAAAACTATGTCTATTATAAGTAAGAAGCTTGGGTGGAAAGGAGTTACTAAACTGTTTGGCAAAGGGATTGTAAGCCTTGTAGGTAAAGTTGGTACCCCTTTTACAGGTGGCGTGTCAGGAGCAGCTAGTTTAGCACTTGATGCAGCAACTGCAATTCAAATAGCTAAAGTATTAAAAGAATCTGTATCAGAAATGAAAACCGATAAAGCAGTATCAAATTTAAAATTCTAGTGTGGCAGTCGGACAACAAATTCCTAGCGAAGACTTCGCCCCTTCCTTAAGTAAACAACAAACTGAAAACTTAATTAAAGCTTACGAATCTTATCCTAATAGATATAAGGATATTGTAGAAGATTTGCGCTTTCATGCGCATTATTACAATGTTCCTTTCTATGAAGGAGAGTTCTCTATAGGGGAGGCTATAAAGCAAGCAGGAGCTGGTTTTATGGAAGGATTTACTACCTTTAATATGGCAGACCCCCCTAAGAATGAATATACAGGAATAGCACGTAGTTTAGGGCATTTAATAGGGTTTGCTCCTGGTATATTAGCAGGACCTTTAGGTTGGGCTAGTAAAGGATTAGCAGCAGCAGGAATGATTAATAAAGCACAATCAGTTGCTAGTGCTGCTAAAGCTGTAAGTGGGGTTAAAAGTTGGCCTTTATATCTATCAGAAAAAATCATCACTCCTAAAGCTGGTAAGATTGCAAATAATATTTTAAAGTCAAATGCTGGGAATAGATACGATAGTTTTAAAAGCGCTAAAGACTTTTTACTTTCTCCTCAAACTAAAAACTTAGCAGAAGGTGCTTTTAATCTAGGTACTGCTAGTGCTATATCATCTTGGCAACATGCAGTTGATGGTGGTATGGGAGTTATTATTGATAGCTTTAAAGGAGGAGCTGTAGCTGGTGGTGTCTTTAGAGCAATCGGTAATTTAATAGGCAAGAATGTACCTGGTGGAAAACAATATCCAATACCTATGGAATCTCAAAAAGCAGAAAAGTGGGTTAGAGCATTAGCTGGTTCGGCCTTTATGGGTATTCCTTCTACACTAAGAGGTTCTACTACTCCAGAACAAATATATGAGTACTTATTAGGTGCATATTTCGGAGGAAATGAAAAACCATGGACTAGACATAGGGCACAAAAAATATTCTCCGAAAAAGTACAACCTGCGGCCAAAAAAGATGTAGTCATAGAACAAACCATGGATGCTGAAAGAGTTAAAGGTATAAAATGGGAATCAATAGAACCTGAAGTTAAAACAGAACTTAGAGAAATGGCTAAAGAATGGACTGGTTCTTACCCTGAAGATAAAACTGCTGCTGCATATGAGTTAGCAAAAAGAGAAAAACCTAAGTTATTTGAAAAAGAAAATGTCGATATTGAAAAGGAAGTTTTTGAACATCAAAAAAAGGATATTACTAAAAAAGCTTTAAAGCTTAAAAAAGAAGTTACCAAGCTAACTAAAAAGCTAACTGGTGAAAAAGAAAAAGAAGATATTGTAACTCCTGATGTAGCTCATGTACTAACAAGTGGAAAAAAAGGAATAGAGTCTATATTTTCTCAAGAAGTAGAAAAAAGAGGAGTTAGTACTATACAACTTTTATCTGGACAAGATTCTCCTAAAACTGCAGGTAAAGGAAAGCTTACTGAAAAAACTGTATTAGGAAGTGAAATTCTTGACAAAGGTACTAATGCTATAAGGCAAGCTATAAAAGACTTAAAATTAACACCTCAAGAGACTAAAAAACTAAATACAGATGTAATAAAAGAAGGATTAAAAAGAGATTTTGCTAAGGTAGATTTTGCAGACTCAGTAATTATATTTGATTCTGTTAATCCTACTTTAAAAGGAACACGTGGCGTAACTAAATATGCTACACAAATGGCTATTAATAGAAACAAACCAACATTTGTCTTTGATGCAAACATGAAAAACGGACAATGGTTTAAGTATAATCCTGAAACTACTAAGTTTGAAGTTTATGATAAAATACCTCAATTACCTCAGATATATAGTGTATTTGGAGGTAAGACATTTGAAACAGGTTCTCCTACTTTAAGAGAAAGAGAAGCTAGAGCAGTGCAAGATTTGCTTCAAAAATATGACAAAGAAGGCTTTAAAGAAGTTTACGAGCAAGAACGTAAAAAACTAGAAGAAGCTAATCCAATTTTAAGTGAAACTCCAGATACAGCAGAAAGATTATCTACTAACTGGGATAATAAAATAATGTATTCTATGCATGAATACTTTCAGAAGAAACTTAAAAAAGAATTAGAAACTCCATTTGAAATAAATCAAAGAATAGCAGAGATGTCTAAAAGAGCTTCTGAATTAGCTGAAGATTATATTTTTAGAGGAGACAGAACATCTAAAGAGTATAAACATGTTAGGTCAGAAGAATGGTTCAAAGCTATAGAACAAGAATTAGGTATTGAGATTGAGCCTAGAATGAGAGGTGAATTACGTCAATGGATGACAAGACAACAAAAAGGTGTTCCTGTAAGGATTGTTCAAGCAAGCGAATTGGAAACTGGTATTGCTGATATAAGTAATCCTTATACATTATCAGGAGAAAGAAAGCTTTTAATAGAACCTACAAAAGAAATAGAAAAGGTATATAGAGATTTAGTTAAGAAGATGCCTGAGGAAGGTATGTTTGCTTTATGGGATACTATAACTATAGGTAATAGAGATGTAGAAATATCTAGATTAAGAGAATACTTACAATTTGAAAGAAATTTATCTGAAGCAGAAGCTATTAAAGAGGCAAAAAAGATAAGAGAAAGAAAAATAGAAGACATGAGAGTACTTTATAATATGCATCCTTATTCTGGTGCAGGAGATAAAGGTAGAGTTATATTTGTCAAATATCATCCTAATTATAAAAAGGTAAAAGTTAAACTACCTAAAAACTATGAAAATTGGGATTCAAATTTTGCTAAAATAAAAGATTGGAAGAATGTAGTTAAGTCTAATATTGCGTATGATTTGTCATTAAATAACAAGACTAAGGTTGAAGAAGTAATGGAGCCTGGTTATATAGGCAATGCCTCAGGATTTAATAAAAGAACTCAAATATGGAATACTTCTGGTTATTCTGGAGACAAACAGTTTATTTTAAATTGGGCTAAAGAAAATAATGTTGACTTAAAATTAAATAAAAATGGTAATTATAAAGGCTCATTAATAGATGACCCTGTTAAGGTTAAAAATATATTAAAAGCTAATAATGTAGAAATACCTGAAGGTTTTGACGGAGCTATATTAGCAACAGAAAGAATAGTAGATGTTATGAATCTAGATGCTGGTATGCCTTATACTGGTTCAAATAAATCTTTCTTAATACTTAGAGACCCTAAACATGGCACCACATTAGGTAAGTATATGGTACATAAAGTTCATCCTGAAATGTCAAAGATGATGGAAGCTTATAATAATGGCGAAGGTTTGAATATGCTTATAATGAAAAGCTCTATAAAGCAACTTGGAGATAGAGGCTTAAAGCCAGGTTCTTACGACTTAAAAGGGGATAAGCTAAACTTATATGGAGATGCTAATAATATAGTCGAAATAGACCCTTCTGCGTTTAAATACAGCTATTCTGTTAAGAATGGACCTGAACTTACAAAAGGAACTCACAAAATTTATAAACAGCTAATGTCTATTCCTCATTCTAGAACATTTAAAGAAACTAATCAAAAGGTTATTAATGATTGGTATCAAACCTTTGCACAAGAATCTTATAATGGACAAAAAGTTTACAATGATTTGATATTAAAACTAAGAGATGAAGTTTCTCCTTCTAAAAAACAAGAATATAGAGATGTCATATTAGAAAACTTTGACAAGCTAGGAGTTAATGAAGTCTTAAAAGTTTTAAGAACGCCTGGTGAAGAATTATTAGCCCAAGAAATGTTATTAAAAATAGTAAAAACTAACAAAGAAGCAATAGAAACTCTATCTATGTTAGGAGAATTAAGTGGTTCTGATTTAGAACAGCAAATACAAGGATTAGGTAGCTTTACTCAGACAGCAGATAGAATTATAAAAAATACTGCTGCATTAGGAAATGAAGCTTTCCCTATGATGTTTGATGTTTATAGTAAGCCTTATATAGAAAAAGCTTTATCTTCTTGGGTTTCTGATAAAGTGTTTAATCCAAAAGTAAATAATTCTTTAGAAGCAAGAATGAGACCTTATGATATATACCTTCAAAAACTATTCCCTGAATTAAATTCTGACAAAGCTGCTCAAGGAAGATGGGGAAAAAACGCTGATGAGTTATTTTATCTAGGAGATTTATTTAAAAAAACTCCTATTGAAACTACTATACCTAAAATGAAAAATACTACTTTAGGTGAACTTTGGGAAAAATATGACAATGGAAAGCTTTCAAAAGCAAATATGAAAAAAGCTGAAGAAGTATTTGAAGCTTTAAACGTTAGAGTTCCTCAAGATGCTATGTCAGGAGCTCAAATATTACATTTTAGAGGTTTTACTGGAATACAAGACCATGGTATTTTACAACACGGGAGAGTATTAAGAGCTTTAGGTGGAGCTGATTTAGACGGAGACCATGCTACTGTATATTTTGGTAGTCCTAAAATGAAGAAAGCTTTTAAAGATATGTTTAGAAATCAAAAAGAAGAATTTGTCACTGAAAAAGGTGAATTAGTAGACGTTAAAGAAATGTTTGAAAATGAATTACTTGAAAAAGACCCTAAGAGATTAAAAGAATTAGGCCTTCCAAAAGATATAGTAGAAGTATTAAAAGGAGAAAGTAAAAAACATCCATATGCCAAGTATTATCCTGGATTAAGAATGAGAGCAGGAGACATAGCTTCTGAAGGTCGTAATGCTTTTTCTTCTATTGTTTCTATGACACAAAATATGAGAGCTGCTTGGAACTCTGTATCTGATGCTCCTGGAGGAAAAGAAATCTTAAGTGAAGGTAAAATATTAGGTAAAGGAAAGAAACCAGATATACTTGTAAGAATTGTAAATATAGCTAAAAAACCTAGCACTAGACAAAGATTACTTACAACTGGTATGACTGCTTTTGGAGCTGACCCTATGGACCATACAGGCCTTAAAACAATGCCAGAATTAAAATCTATATTGCAGGATGCTTATTTTGACAAACAAATAGAAGTTTATAGTCCTAATCTTGGTAAGTGGGTTAAAGCAAAGAATCAAAAATTACCTAAATCTGGAATAAAGCTAACACCAAATGAAAATACAGCTTATAATGTTATATATAAAATTAATAGCGCTTTTTATTCTAGAAATTGGAATGAAAATAGAAAGTGGACAACTAGAGAGCAAATTGAAATGGCACAAGGAATAAAATCTTTTTCAAATGATATGATTAACAGTGCTTTGCCTAAGTTTGCTAAGACAGTAGAAGATTTAAATTTAAGTATAGATATATTTAGCAGACTTAATAGAAAAGGACTTGAAAATTTATACGAAACAGCTAATGCAGAAGCTGGTAAATTAGGATATTTAAAAAGATTATTAGGTAGGAATTATTTAAAAACACCTGAAAGTAATGAAGTAAAAGCTGTAGTAGAATTAGGTCTTGGTAATTCTAATATTGTAAACTTAAAATCTAAAAATCCAAAAGAAATAGTAAATCTATTAAAGGAAAAATATAATGTTGATTTAGGACTTGGAAAAGTAGATTTAAGATATATAAATCCTAAGAAAGTTGCAGAAGCATTAGATGCTTTAGTTGAAAGAGCTAATTGGAAGCTATTTGAAGACTTACATGATATGACTACTGTTAAACTATTAAATAAAGAAATATCTAAAAATGAAGTTCCAGAAGATATAATAAAACAAATGTCTAGAGTTGCTGAAGCTGCTAAACAATTAAGTAAAGCTCAGCAATATAATAGAAATGGAAAAGGACGTGATTTTGAAAATCCTGAAAAAATAGAAAAAGATAAAGCTAAAGCTTTGTCAGTAATGAATGAGATTATATTACGTGAAATTTTTGGTATGCCTTCTTTAGCAAAAGCAAGAAAAACTTTAAAAAGAACTAAATTATTAGACCAAGCTGATTTAGATTTACAAATCAAAAATTATAAAGATACTTTGCCTAATGATACAGCTAGAAAAATCTTTGATTATTTATTAATAGGTTCTTTAAGAAATAGCAATACAACAAATAGATTTAGAAAAATACTCAAGAATAAAAAAATGCCAAAGGATTTAAAAGAAACCGTTTTAGATATGATTCGTAATGATGGAAATAAAACTTCTTCAAATAAATTAGCTTATGAATCAGAAGCTGTAAATCCTGTAAGTATTCAAGAATTTATAAAAACAAAAAATCAATTTTTTAGAAAAGGCAACGAAAGAAATAAAACACTTGAAACAGAAGTTTTAAATGAAGTAGATAATCAATTAGAGAATATTAATCCTAGAAAGAATATTTTTAATGAAGTTATTAAGCCACAAAACGATTTAAATGAAACGGGCTATGAAGGTCTTAAGCCTGGAACTTTAGATAAAAAAGCTCTTAAAGAAATAACTGAATTACAATTAAATTTACAACAGCTTGAAGGATATGAAGCTGAAAAATTAAATGAGCATATAATGGGCGTATATGCTGCTGCTGGAGATGGTTTAACATCTAAGAACTTAAACCAAATGAATGTAGCTGATTTTCAAAAAATGAATGCTTGGTTTAGATTACATGGAAGAGGAACTGCTGCTCAACAGCATAAAAGTAATATGGAAAGAATTAAAGCTGCTGGATTAAAAGCTAGTCATCAATATAAGTTTGTACAACAAGTAACTAGGGAGCAATTAGCATCTGATGCAATATGGATACCTAAAACAATATTCTTACAAACTAAAGACAAATCTTTTATAGAAAAGAAAATTAAAGTGCCTACATATTTTGGTGAAATATTAAGAAATCAAGGTGGTACTTTGACTGATATTAAAGATGGATTTGAAGTTTTCTTAGCAGATAAATTTGATTCAAGAATAGGTTTTCTTACACAAGCTAAAGATGGTGAAGCTATATACGAATTTGCAATGAGATTGTATGAACGTAGGCATCATAAACAAGAAATTTATCAAACTCAATTAGAAGAAGCTATAGAAAGAATAAATTGGAGTTCTATTAGGAATAAAGAATACCTTGTAGATGTAGATGGAACAGGTAAAAGAGAATCTTATACAGGCAGGCAATTAGCTGAGATAACTATTGACAAATACAAAAAATTCATGGATAAGTTCCATAGAGATTATATTACAGGACATGAAGGTGCTATTAATGAATATTGGGATGGAACTTATTTTGACAAAGCTGGTACACAAAAGAGATTAGATTGGCGTAAATTCATGAGAAAGCTTGAATATGCTATGAATCATGGAGATGATACGCATATTATTAAAAGCCTTAATATAGGTATAGATGGTATGAGAATGATTACTAAAGCTATGTTAATAGATTTGGCACCTGTAACAGAATATGTAGGTCTTAAAGGTAAGAATAAAGGTAAGCTAATATCAGCTGATAAATGGTTTCAATTACCTATGTATAAAAAGAAATTTTGGAGACCTAGTAAAGAAAAAACTGTTAAAGACTTAGAAAACATGGATATACTTCCTACTAATTATAGAGAAGGTTATGTTCCACATCACTTTTTAAATCAAAAACATTTTAAAGAAGCTTACAAAAGAGCTATTGAAAAAGTTGATAATGATGCTTCAATGACAACTGAACAAAAAATCACAGAAAAAGCTAAATTAAAAATAGCTCACCATAATAAAACTGGAGATTTAGATTTATCTGATTTTCACTTAATGGAATCTCAGGATAAAGTATTATTTAAAGATGCTTTAGTTGGTGTAGGAGATAAACAATTACAAACTAGTTTAAATAGTGCGATGAGTTTAGGTAAAGCTAATCATATGTTTAATAATATGAACAGAAGAGAATTTCACACAGGAGGATATGAAGTAGGACCTGAGGCTACCCATATATATTTAAAAAACGCTGCAAGAACTGCTTTTAGACAATTACAATACATGGCCTCTAGAAAAACTTTAAATGACATGAGAAAAAGATTGTCTGAAGTATTTGTTACAGGAAGTAAAGAAGATAAGATTGAAGGTAGAAAATTAGTTAATTCCTGGCTTGCTTTCTGGACAAATTATGCTAAAAATGGAATGGGAATGCCTACTATAGTAACTGATGCTATGATGGCTGACCCTAGTTATCAATTAGGAAATACATTAGCTGGAAAATGGGCTGATAACAGAGTAGCAAATTGGGTTAATAATGCTTTAGAAATGTTAGGCTTTGCTAAAAATCCATTAAAAGATTTAGATGCAAAACAAGCTGCAAGATTTACTAAATCTGAAAAAGAAACTTTAAAACAAATAGTAGGAAAAGATGCTTTTGATATGCATAAATTTTCTAGATTAGAAGCTCAATTTGAATTAGCTACTTTAATGACACATCCTAAAACTCCTATTAATAATGTATTTGGAGGTAGTGCTCATACCTTTCAAAAAGTAGGTTATCAAGCTTATAAAAAAGTTAGAGATTATGAATACCTTAAAACTATTAGCCCTGAATTAGGCACTAGACAAGGAGTTCTTAAGTTTGTAGAGCAATTAGGCGTTTTACCTGATATGATAAGGCATCAGTTTGGAATAGAATCTCCTGAATTTAAAAGAGGGAAAGGTTTAAGTTTTGCTACAGATTTAGCTAATCAAGCTAAAGGTGTGTCAGATATTAAAAACATAGACGTTCTAGGCATAGCTAAAAAACATGGTATAGGTAAAAAATTAATGAATATAGCTAGTAAATTTGTATCTGCTCCTGAAAGAATGCTTAGAGCAGATGCTTTTATGGCTCAATATATAGCTGGATATGAAAGGCTAGGAGGTTCTATAACTAATTTAAAACATCCTGTTTTAGTTCAGTATGCTAAAAGAGCAGTACAAGCTACTCAATTCTTATATAATCAATTAGAAAGACCAGCTTTTGCTAGAAGTGCTTTAGGTCAAGTATTTTCAAGGTTTCAATTATGGAGTTGGAATGCTGTAAGATTTAGAAATGATATTAGAAAAGAAGCTTTACTATATGGGTTTAAGCCTGGAACTGAAGCTATGAGAAGATTTGAAAGAACTATGCAAGTTGATATGATGATTATGGCTTTAGGTACTTTGTTTATGTACTCAATGTTTGGACAAGTAATTCCTGCCCCTTATAACTGGTTACAAGATAGTGCAGAATGGTTATTTGGTGATGAAAAAACAAGAGAAAAAGCATTTTTTGGAGAGTATCCAGGAGTATTAGCTCCATTAAAAATTATTAGCCCTCCTATCGCTAGGATACCTATGTCTTTAATTAGAGAATTAATGGAGAATGATAACGATAGACTTGCTAAATATTATATATATACTATGATGCCTTTTGGTAGAATGATAAAAGATGTAAGTCCATATTCAGATAATAATCTTTGGGAAAATCCTTCTAGACTTCCAGAGAAGCTAATAGGTTTCCCTTTACAAAGTATTTCAAGGGAAAAGAAAAAATTAGAGAAAGGCGTTTATAAAGCCTCTTCAATAATGGGAAGTTAGTATTTTTTTGAATCTTTGATATTCTGCTCAACAGCCTCAAAAGGATTATAAGTATATTCATAATAACAATCTATATGAACTATTACACTTTCATCTTCATAGAAATTCCCTTCTTTATCTACAAAACCCCTTGAAGCTCTATACGCTGGTGCAGATGGTCCTATCAATTCTTCGCATTTAGGACATCTTATCATCTTCTATCATCCCCCATAGTAAACACAAATACACTATTGCATCTGTTATTCGGCCTCTTACATCTTCTCTTTGACTTTGATGGCCATTAACAAATGAAGCAATTCCATCTATATGCTTCAATAAGTACACCATCAGAACTTTCTCTCTATCGCTATTTATATAATCAGCGACTCTCTCAAAGTTTGCAAAAGCATTATTTTCCTGCCTTGCGTACTCCTTTTGTCCCGCTGCTCTCACCGTCTGTATCTCCTTGAAGATTTGGTTTATCAGCTTTTCCATTTTTTTCCTGCTCATTTTTCTTTTCCTGTTCTTTTTCTAATTCATTTAACTTCTTTTCTAGAGCTTTCTTGTCTCCTTTTTGCTCTAGATAGATAGTAAATATACTATCAAACCCTCTTATCATGCTGTATAAGTGATTTAGTTTACCATTTATATCTATGATAGCTTGAGTTATCTCTTTATTAGTTGCTTTCTTTGCCATCTAATGTTCTCTCTTTCATTTTTTTTCTAAAATTCTTATTACCATATGACTCTTTATAAACGCACTGTCGGCAAACAGGCTCTAATACTGGAGGTATTCGGTTCTCAACATATTGTTGATGCCTAAACCTATATACCGCAGTACGTTTACTTCCTCCACAAACCTTGCAGATTGCATGACTATTCTCAGCTATTAACTGAACAAGTCTTTGCTCTGCCACTTCTCTTTCTATATTTCTCATTTTCCTTAGCTAGTTTTTTAGTGTATCTTTTCATAGCTTCTTCTGCCTCTTTTGCCATGTTATTATTAGGCATTGGGACATACTTAATTTCAGGAGCTTTTACTTCCTTCTCACGTCTAACTATCTTTATGTTTTCTTTTTGCTTAAAATAGCCCTTTATGGCCTTTAAAAGCACATTTCCTTGATGAGTGTCTCCTACGATTTCATCTATTATTTCTTTGATTGAATTATAGTCTGCTCTTGACATAATAATAGCTCCCTTTTGAGAAATTTAATCTCTTCTAATGCTTTGTCCAATTGAACTTGCAAGTGCCTTCTTTTATCATATTCTGTTTTCGATGTCATCTATTTTCTCCTTTTCTAATTTAAATACATGATACTTACTTCTACCTAAAACCCATAATAAAGCATGTTGAAAACCTGCACACATTTCCACGCTATTTCCTTGTTCTAGTGGATTTTCTAGTTGCATGTATTCAACAGCTTCATCATATGCTTTTTGTATCTCAGCTTTTCGTTTCATGTATTTCTTTAATAGGTATTAATGCTATTTCACTAGCGTTATCATCACCGCCCATGACTATTCTTCCTTGGCCATGCTGAACAGAATGTTTCACTCTTTTCTTTAATTCTTTCACAGGTAGTAATATAATACTTTTTATATCACCTTTAAAAGACAAAATTTGAGCCCACCATTCAGCTTCAGTAACTGACAAACCACTAGCATTACCTTGATTCATAAGTTCTATTGCTACATTTCCTGTGTCTACCCATATATCTCTTTCTGTCTTGATTTCTATCTTACCCATGTTTAGAATTTGTCCTAAAGAGTATTCAAATGATTCTCCAAACTTTAAATCAATGTCAAATTTTGATGTGTACTCTTTCTTAAAGTGTTTCTTCATCCTGTCAACCACGTCTTCCATTCACGCTCCCTTCTTTTTTTATCTTTTATTTTACATTCAACACAAACATTCTTCTTAAAATAATAATCTTCATAGTCTGTGTCTATTCTTATATCGCATTTTTTGCATATCATTATACTCATTGTTTCTCCTTAATTATTTGGGGCAAGCTCCGACGAGAAATCATAACGACTTATCAATTTTGTCTTGCTTATTCTCTAAGTGCAATGACATTGCTCACTTGCCCCTAATTTTATCTAGTAAAGTACAGAAAAGGAGCCTTTACTTCGACTTGTAAAGTGCTAAAAGTCTCTACTAGATAATTTTCTTAATACATAGTTCCTTAAATCCTTACTTTGTCTATCAAGGAACTTTAATAATTTCTTAAAGTGTTTATCTGTTAATGGACCTTTTCTTGTATTGCATCTTCTGCAAATCATTTGAAGATTGCCAGGAGTTGAATTACCACCCAAAGACAAAGGGATGACATGGTCACATACCATGCAATCAATAACCAACTTCTTATCGCAATAATAACAGGGACGTCCATATGCCCTATACAATAATTCACGAACTTCTTCCAATGAAATTTTAAATTCAACTTCATATTCTTTACTCCGTCTCTTTAATGTCGACCTTAAGGTTGACGATTTTTTCATCAATCTATGAAATACTTTTTTATGAAAGTTTCCATGATTTTTTTTCAATTTCTTTGAGAATCTTTTTTCCCATATAGTTAACCTTTTAGGGGACTTTCGTCCCCTTCTAGGTTTTGGATATTTCTTTTTAAGCGTCTGCATAATCTCTTATTATTATTTTCTTGTTTTTGACAAATGAAAGATTAACTTGCAGTTCTAATGATAATATTCCTAATACTACGCTAATTCCATTGAAATTAGCATCATTAGTTCTTACTATTCCGAACTTAAAAGTTCTTAGTAATTGTATTATCACCCTATCTTCTAGTAAGTGGAATTTAATTAACCATCCGAGCATTCTTCTATTCTCCTTAATCTGAAACTAGGTGTCCATTCTAGTTTAGTTTCAAATAGCTCTCCGTCTGTGTTCTTTAATAGCTTTACATTTCTTATAGAACTTTTAGACTGACCATTGAGACCTATTACTTTTCTTGAAGCATTCTCTATTGCACCTGAACCCTTACCAGCATACAAATCCAATACTTCATTTCTGCTATACTCTCTGCTTACTTGGGATATTTGAATTACTATCATATCATTATTCACAGCCATATTAGATAATCCATGAGATATGTACTTTATCTTTTCATATTCTCCTCTATAGCTACCTGGCGTATCTACTAAATCTATATAGTCTATCACTACAACAGCTGGTTGTAATTCTCTAATTTTATCTGATATACTAGTTAATGTAGGAGATACCGTTTGTATCATAACATGCTCTAATTCATCTTTATGATGGTCATAAAGCTCTTGATAGTTTTCATTTACTTCCATTTTCTCCATTCCAGATACAATCTGAAGATGTCTTCTATGTATATACCATGATGAAAGCTCTAAACTTAAAAACAATGTAGGTATTTGCCAATCAACATTGATTTTATTATTGTCAAAATCTACTCCTAATATTAAGTTTTGAGCAAAAGTAGTTTTATTTGACCCTGTAGGTCCAAATATAGTTACTAATTCACCTGGGTATATTATTGATTCTACGTCTAATCCTAACATAGCTCCTAAATCTATAGTCTTGCCACTAAAATCAGTAGTTAATCTGTCATGTAATTCTGTTTGCATTTCATCTGATGTTTTTACATCTATCAGATAATCTTTTCTTTTAAAGAATATACATTGAGTTTTACAATGTTTTACCATTATGCTATCTTGACAGCCATATTGATAGTTCCTATTGTAAACATTCTCTACTAATTCATTTATATGATTTTCTTCCAAGCTCTTATTATTCCAATGTAACAATGATACTTTAGCATAATGGCTTGGTATACCATGTCTTTTATAATGACTAGCTATTCTTAAAGCTGTAAGATGCCTATTCCCTGATGCAGGTCCTTTATTTAACATAGATTGAACACATGGTGTCATCTTTGTTGGCTCTGATACATTAGCCAAAACTTTCACATCTGGAACATCTTCTACAACTAAATGCTTTAAATCTCCTTCAGCTTCTAGCTTTATATAATTAAAGTCAAGCCTTCTATCTTTAGCTAATTCAAATATATCTTTAGGTTCTAAATTCATTACTTCTTCATTTGACAAAGGTATCTTATTTAATCCTGTCTTTTGATTTAATGAATGTTGCAATCTATATATACCAGTACGCATATATATACTTAAATCTATCTCTGAATTAACTTTTCTCATAGTTTGTTTAACTATATAAGGCAAGTCTGAACTAGGTTTAAAGTTGAATAGCTCACCTGCTAACATAATATGATATCCGGAGCCAGAAAAGTAGCATTGGAAGCTCCCACAACCAATATCTGACTCTTCTAGCTCATAGACAATTCCTCTTAAAATATCTAGAGTTTTTTCATTACTATTGTCCTTTTTGTCTACATCAATAGGAATTTTGTCTATATATCTAACACCAAAGAAGTTTTTTAAACTTCCTTTCTCTGCAACATATTCTACTGCTGATTCGTCATATAGAT